ACTTTAAAACAACAAAAAACAGAAAATTATAAAACATTCACTCTGTTTCATATGCCACTGAGCATAACCCTCAGGTACATTCACGGTGGGTTGAGATTCCACTAAGCATACTGAATAACATTACAGCATATAACAGAAAAAAAAGACATTACAAGAATTTCAATTCACTATGTATGTGCCTGAGAGAAGTATAAAAAATATAAAAGGAGAATTAAAATGGCAGAAAACACACAGGTAGCAAATTTTAACACACAGCTTTCCTACTATACAAATCGTTATGTCGATTTAATGGAAAGAGATTTGACTTCAAGAGGAATGGAGTTTGATTCCTACTCAAAAGATTGCGTAGTAGCGGCAATGGGATCTATTTTCCAGATGGTACATGAAAGCGGTATAAGCTTTGACGCAATCAACGGTTCTAATCTTAAATTTATTCTGAGCAAGGTAGCAGCATTAAAGCTAAACGCAAACGCGCAGCCGAGAGAATGTTATTTCCAGATTAGAAACGTAAATGTAGCAGCAAAAGGGCAGAAACCTCAGTGGGAAAAGAAAGTTGAATTTGCGATTGAGGGCGATGGAAACGATGCCCTTGTAAGCAGATACGGTGTCAATGTAGCTAAAGTATTTCCATATTGGAAAGTCAGAGAGGGCGACAAGTATATCCCACCGAGACATAAAGGCGTGGAAATTACACCGCCGGAATGGGAAGAATCCGGAATTGGAAAAGTGGTTCGCGTCGTATATCCGATTCAGTATCAGGATGGACATATTGAATATCTTTCATGCGAAAGAGCAGATGTATTGAAGAATCTTGCAGCACATATCAAGAACAATCTTCAGAATGAAACCTTTGGGATTTGTGCAGACAGATACAAAGCTACAGATGCACAGAAAGCTCAGATTGAAGCAAAGAAAAAAGAAATTATGAAAAAGGTTGCTGATATTGGGGAACTGGAAGCAATTATTGATTGTGAGGAATTAAGACCATATATTTCACCGTCTTATTACGAAACACAGTCGAGAGAGTCTATGATTGTTCGTAAAATGCGTAACAACATTATGAAGTCTATTCCTAAGAAATGGGATAATCCGGTGCAGGCTTATGAATATAACACGATGGACGCTACATACAGGGAAGTACAGGAAGAAATCGAACAGCACGCCAACAAAGAGGAATTCATCCCAGAACCAATGGCAATCGAGGAACAGCCGAAACAGCCGACAGTCGCAGAAGTTGTTCAGACAGCTGAGAAAGAACCAGTTCCAGCAGCAGTTGTCGAGCCAGAGATTCCGGTTTTTATGAAACAGGAGGAATAACGAGGTGATAGTATGATCGGGACGTTAGAAGAAGCCATGAAAGATATGAAATATGGCGTACTTGATTTCACAAAGGACGGTAAATGCAGTGGTTGTGGACAATGTTGTAGCAACTACTTGCCAATATCCAGTAAGGAAATTAAAGAAATCAAGCGTTACGTAAAGAAGCATCATATTACGGAACATAAGCACAATTATCCTTCGGTTGTAGCATTTGACCTTACTTGCCCGTTCCTGGATGATTCCAAAGAAAAAGAAAAATGCCTCATTTATCCAGTGAGGCCTGAGATATGCAGAGATTTTGTCTGCAATAATCCAAACGAGGCAATCAAAAACAAGAAACTTATGCATAAGAAGTACGCAGCAGTAGATATGCGAGAAATATTTTTTGGAGGCAACAGTAATGAACAATAAAGAAATTTTGCAGAAAGCAAATGAGCTTGTTAAACTTCTGGAAAAACAGGAAGAATCTGGAAAGGTTGCACTGTCAACCCTAAAATGCGGAGAAGTATTCCAGACCACCGAAAAACGTAAATACAAGGTTCTGGAACAGTATGGAGATACAACGAAAATTATTTCGCTTGATCTGGTGAAAGAAAATGTGAAATTCGGAGACAACACGGATTACAACAAATCAAATGTAAAAAAGTTGTGCGACACAGAAATCTTAAAGGATTTTGAGAAAGAATTTGGTGCTGAAAGCATCGAAGAGCATACGATAGATATTATTACCGCGGATGGACAGAAAGTAGGAAACACTGAATGTAAAATCCGTCCGATTACATTTGATGAAGCACGAGAATACACAGATATTACACCGAATAAGAAGTTGAACGACTGGTATTGGACACTATCACCGTGGTCAACGGAAGAACGTGGATGGAAGAACTGTTTAGCCGTTGTTTCCCCTTCGGGCGGTTTCGGCCTCAACTTTTACGTCTGCGTAAGTGGTTTTCGCCCAGTTTGTATCTTAAAATCTAATATCTTTGTATCTAAGGTGGAGGAATGAAAATGAAGAAAAATCTGAAATATTTTGAGGATGAATTATCCAGATTAAGTAAAGAGTTCGCAGAATTCAAGAAAAAGCACATCGGAAAGCCGGAAATCGGAAAAGCTATTGAACTTGCAGGTATGGAATGGCTGATTCTGGATAAGACAGAAAAAGGATATTTTGCCATTTTGAATGGATTTGATGGAAAAGAAAGAACATTTGATTCAGCTTCAAATAACTGGATTTCGAGTAAACTGAGAAATGAGTTAAATACTCGTTTTCTTAAAAAAATTACGGACGAGTTTGGAGAAGATGCAGTTATTGAGTTTGATCGAGATTTGCTTTCTTTGGATGGCCAGACAGAATACGGACATTGTAAAGATAAGATTTCGATGTTGACGGTGGATGAATACCGAAAATACAGAAAATTCCTTCCAAATATGGATAAATGGTGGTGGCTGCTTACTCCATGGAGTACACCAGCAAATGGTTACAGTGTAACGCTTACCGTTGTTTCCCCTTCGGGCATTATCGTCAGCAACTATTGCGACGGCGAAATTGGTGTTCGCCCAGTTTGTATCTTTTCTTCTTCAATCTTTGAATCAGGGAATGATGATTGATGGCAAATGAAGATTTAAAGGTAATAACAAAGGCCAAGCAGCTTGCAAAGCATACATTAATAGTTACGAGTAATGCCAGACGATACCCGAAGAAATACAGGTTTTCACTTGTAGATAAAATGCAGAACAAAGCTCTTGAAATATATGAGATGCTTTTTGAAGCCAACAGAACCGACTTGAAAGATTATAAAAGAGAACGATTAGAACTTCAAACAAAAGCCATTACTCATTGTGATGAGTTGATGTACTTTATAGAACTTTCATATGAATTGGGAATTATCAATTCCGGTGGAATGGAAGCATGGTCGCAAATGGTAAAAGATATAAAGTATATGACTATTTCATGGAGAACAAAAGACAGAAAAAGATAATTTTCACAGGTTATGCACTGCGAATACCGTTGTTTCCCCTTCGGGCAATATCAACAACAACAATTACAACAACGAAAATGGTGTTCGCCCAACATGAATCACATGCAGACAGAGTAAGCGTAAAGCTGAAATCAGAAAAGATACAAGCAAATGCATAACCTTTCCGCAATGGACAAATATAAAGGAACAAAATAAATGGGTAAAGAAATTGTTGCAAATTTTGAGAATTTATATCGTTCTTACAAAAAGGTTAAGAGCGGTAAGAAATTTAATTCAGGTACTGCAAGATTTTCTAATTTGTCTCTTGAAGGCATTCATCTCTTGAAGGAACAATTGGAAAGTCAAACGTATACCATAAATCCGTATAATAAATTCAAAATTCATGAGCCAAAAGAGCGAACGATAGAATCATGTGCATTTAAGGATAAAGTAGTTCAGAGATGCTTTTCTGATTACATTCTGACACCGAAACTTGAAAATATCCTGATTAAATGGAACACTGCCGGGCAGCAAGGAAAAGGGCAACACATGGCAATGGACGGGTTAAGAAATCAAATGTTGGATTTCTATAAAAGAAATGGAATGAATAGTTGGATTGTAAAATGTGATATTCACAAATACTTTTATTGCATAGACCATGAAATCATGAAAGATGTTTTGGATTATTTCTTTGATGATGATTTTACAGTCTGGTTGAACCATTTGTTTATTGACAGTACAGGTAATCCCGGGCTTCCATTAGGAAATCAGGTAAATCAAAAGTACGCATTGTTGCTTTTACATTCACTGGATCAGATGATAACGATTGAATTTGGAAATCCATATTACGGACGATACAACGATGATTTTTATGTGATTTGTAAAACGAAAGAAGATGCCAGAGAAATTCTCGAAGCAATCCGAATGATGATTGAAAGTCTTAGACTGGAATTAAACCCTAAATCACAAATTGTACCATTTTGCATGGGCTTGTGTTATCTGGGTTTTCACCATTACGTGACTGATGAAGGAAAATATATCAGGAAATTGCGTGGTGATAAGAAAAGAAAAACACAGAGGAAAATTCGAAGATGGGTACAGGCGGTGAACGACAGGAAGATGCCGATAAAAAAATTCAATGAAAAATACGAATCATGCAAGAATCATATGCTTCATGGAAATTGCATCAAATTATGCCATAGTATGGATTTGGATATTGAAAGGAGAATGAAATGAGATTAGTAAGTCAGAATGGAGAATTTGATGTTCCTTATGAAATCGCAGCATTAAGTAGAACAGGAAATATTATAAGAGTATATGTGCCGATAGTTGGTGAAAAAGGAACAATTATGGCTCGTTATTCGACAAATGAAAAAGCCCAAAAAGCTATGAAAGCGTTGCATAAAGTGTATGCAGGAATGTTTCTTGCGCAAAACGTTGAAATGAGCGATGACGATTACGAGGAATGTATAAAAATGGCTGCAAGAGGTTTTGGAATCATCAAAACAATGGTTAACAGCCCAGATGTGAAATTCGAACCGGCAAACATCGTGTTCAGATTCCCGGAGGATGATGAAGTATGAAGAGAGTAGACAGCAAGAAGGACTGGGAACAGGTAATAACCATTGAACTTCCGTTGAGGGAACTCAAATTAATACGAGACAGCATGTGCAAAGTAAGCTATGCGGAGTTAGAGAGTCTAAATAGAGGGAAGGACATACCATATGCCTATTCCGATTTAGAGAAAGCCATAGATGAAGTTGAAAATATCTTAGAAGCATAAATGTATTTCGTGGAAAGCGAGGTGATGTCATTTGTTCATGCGAGTAATTTCAACAGGAAGTACCAAAGGAAATTGTTACGCTTTGCAGTCAAGCACAGGCGAGATTGTTCTTCTTGACTGCGGATGCAACTACAAGAAAATCCTTAGAGGAATTAACTACCAGATAAGCAATGTTGAAGCTGTACTTCTTTCACATGGGCACGGAGATCACACCGAAGCATTCAAGGAAATAATGGATGCAGGCATTCAGATTTACACTAATGACGAGACAGTGGAGGACATGAATATCCGAACAGGCGAACTGATGAAAGGCGTTCCAGAAAGATACCCATTTAGAGTTTGTTCGTTTATCGTAACTCCATTTGAGCTGCCGCATACGACATATGATAAGGAAGCAAATCAGCTTATCCCTTGCTCGAACTATGGATATCTGGTGGAACATAAGGAAATGGGGAAACTTCTGTATATGACTGATTTCGAGTATTGCATATATAGTTTTCGCAAGATGAAAATTGAACATCTGGTAATCGAATGCAATTACTGTGAAGAATTGGTGGACAAGGCAGAAGCTAATTACAGTCATAGATTAAAGGGACATTGTTCCTTGTCAACTTGTAAGCAATTCATTAGGCAAAACCGTACAGAATCGCTTCGAACAGTAACACTTGTACATTTAAGTGGTCAGGCATCAGATGCCCATAAAATACAACAAGAAATACAGGAAGTCGCAGGAAACAATGTTCTGGTTCAGGTCGGACGGGCTGGACTGGAAGTTGATTTGAATTTGTGCCCGTTCTGAAAGGAGAAAATTAATGTCAAAAAAATTTAGAAACTATGTAATTAAAGGGCAGGAGCATGTAGACCGTAAAACAGGAAAAACAATTCCTTCACCTAGTGTATGGCGTTCAGTAAAAGATGTGCTTCCAGAAACTCCAGTTGATGATATCGCATGTTTGTATTATGTAAAGTTGAAAAACTCCGAAAAAATCATCATGCTTGCATATACTGGAAATGGCGAATGGACTGACACAGAAGGAAAAGAATACAAAGGCGTAGAGACATGGCTTGAATATATGCCAAAAGAACATCCGATAGTCAAAAGAGAAACTTTCTTAAATGAAGATATTTTGAAAGCTATTGTTTCTGATTATATGGAAAAAACTGAAGGAGTTACGGTCAATTCAAATAATGTATTTTTTAAAGTAGGAAGAAAATCTGTCGGCTATGGAATGAGTGAACATGAGGAATTGGTATTTATTGGATGTGATGTGATAGCTATGGAGGAAAAATAACACATGGAAATCTTCTTAAAAACACTTGACAAACTGAAAAAGCCAGAACATTCCGAACAGGAATGCAAGTACGATAAAGGTTGGAATGATGCAATCGAAAAGGTTGAGAAGCTGTTTACAACGATTTCTAAGGAGAAAGAGCATGAATAAAGTAATTTTAATTGGGCGTTTGGTAAAAGATCCAGACATCCGAATGGGAACAAACAATACTGCAATTGCTAGATATACGCTTGCAGTTGAGAGACAGTATCGTAAAAATAACGAACGCACATCAGACTTCATAAATTGCGTTGCACTTGGAAAGAATGGTGAGTTTGCCGAAAAGCACTTGCACAAAGGCATGAAAATTGCAGTTGTCGGTTCATGGCAGACTGGAAATTACACTGACAGGGATGGTAAAAAAGTTTACACAAATGATTGCCTCGTTGCATCACAGGAATTTGCAGAAAGCAAAAAGAGCCAGTCAGAATCACAGCCACAGCAACAGCCGCCGATTCCAAGCCCAGAGCAGGATGCAGATGGATTTATGGAGATTCCGGCAATCATGGATGATGAATTTCCGTTTAGTTAAGGAGTGATTAAATGGTACAAACAGGACAGATTATTTATTTTAGCAATCAGAAAATGATGTGCTTTGATGTTGAATCCATTGAGAATATTACTGAACCACCAGAACAAATAGAAACTACATCGCTTTATGGCGAAACAAGAACATATATACCAGCAATTATGAAACCAACAACTCTTGTAGTAACTGGAGAAGAAATGGTCAAGCTTGACCCAACAACCATGAAACGTATTGCCAGATACAATCTTGAAGAAGAGAACGCAGCACTGCTTGAAGAAATCGAAGAACGTAAAAAGGTAATCGCAAATCTTGAGCAAAAAGAAGAGGTTTTACGCGACAGATTTAGAAAAGCAATAGCTACATTTAAAGGAATCATGGAAAATGGTTACTATGATGATGGTGAAGATGATGATGAAGATGAATGGGAGTGATACTGGGTGGATTATAAAAAGATTCGTCAGGTCAAGGCTATCGAAGCAAGCAATAAGAAAAGACTTTTAAAAGTCAACCCCAAATTGGATAACAAAAGCGGCATCTACTTTCTGACCAGAGTTGACGAAAATGGAATTCCATTCTTTTATATCGGGCAGGCCGTACATATAATCCAGAGGATGTGTTCACACCTCACGGGTTATCAGCACATTGACCTGTCAATAAAGAAAAAAGGGTTCTACAGTGAAGATAATCCTTTTGGATGGAAAATTAATTTCATTCATTATCCAATAGATCAGCTTGATAAAATGGAGCAGTTCTGGATTCTTGAATATACCAAGAAAGGTTACCAATGCAGATACAATAAGACATCTGGGAGCCAAGGCGAGGGGAAAGAAAAGATTAATGAATTCAAACCAGCCAAGGGTTACAGGGATGGAATCAAGCAAGGCAAAATTTCCCTTGCAAGAGAATTAAAACATATCATTGATACTCACTTAGAAGTATCAATCAAACCAGACAAAGCAAATAATAAAGTTTCCATCAGGGCGTTGGAAAAATTCAATAGCCTGCTGGACGAGGATAATTATTAAATACTTCTGACTACCCCAACAATTCTGTTGGGAAAATTCCAAAACATAATAAGAGAAAGGAGCTTGCCTTCATATGACGCAAGGGTGCACCGGGCTTCTTTGAAATATGAAATTAAAATGTGAAATATACAGAGACTCAATGCAAAATTACAAGAAATATGCAATTCCAAGAGCACAGCTCGTTATAGCTGATGTTCCGTATAATGTAGCGAATAATTTTTACGGAAGCAACCCTATGTGGTATGTAGGGGGGGATAATAAAAATGGTGAAAGTAAACTAGCCGGAAAAGCAGCTTTCAACTCTGATTTCAACTTTAATTTGTATGAATATTTTCATTTTTGTTCAAAGATGTTGAGAAAAGAGCCTAAAAAGGCAGGCACAAGAGGAAGAAGTTCAGACGCACCATGCATGATCGTATTTTGTTCATTTGAGCAAATACAAACACTGATCAATGCGGCCGCGAAACATGGATTCGTTCACTACATACCGCTTGTGTTCATTAAAAATTACAGCCCGCAGGTACTAAAAGCTAACATGCGTGTGGTAGGGGCTACAGAATACGCACTTGTATTTTACCGAAATAAGCTTCCAAAGTTCAGAAATGGAGCGCAAACGGATGAAAACGGAAAGACTATTCGTGGTACTGGAAAGATGGTTTTTAACTGGTTTCAGTGGGAAAAAGACGGAAAGGATATTCCTAAAATTCATCCCGCACAAAAACCAGTAGCAGTTCTGAAAAAATTAATTGAAATATTTACCGATCCCGGAGACGTAGTAATAGACCCATGTTGCGGAAGCGGGACAACGTTAAGAGCTGCGCATGAAATAGGAAGAAATGCTTTCGGCTTTGAAATTGATAGAAATTTCTTTAAGAGAGCAAAAGAAGAAATGCTTGTTTTTGAGGAAAACAGCCAGATAAGCATAGAAGATTTTTTGTAAAGGAATCGTAAAAATGGATAATTTTAGACACCAAAGATATATGGAATGGAAGCAAAACCGTAAAGATATTTATTATTTTATTCTGAAATACACGAAAACGCATAAAGGAACTCCTGATACCAGAACCATAGCAGATAAACTCGAACTTAGCATGGCTTCCGTGCAAAGACATCTGAGGCAGTTTGAGGATGATGGTTTAATTATATTTCATGGTTCCGGTTCTCACAGGACGTATGAACTGATTGGGGTTAAAAAGCGTGAAAAATAATAAAGATTGATTCTTTGCTACATAGGATAAGGAGGCTTCAAAAAACAGACATGAATAAAATGCGTGAATACGAAAGAGGCAGGGAAGATGGTCTTGACCTGGCAAGGAGAATTGTCCGTGATGGTGGTCTTGAAGCATTGGAAAGAGAATGCGTATTTCGTAATGTAACAGGCATTCACACATCGCTTGCTTCAAAAGATCTTGGTAAAGCATCCGAAAAAATGAAAGAGTTATTTGCAGATTCATTCATGATTTTGTCATTGGCAGTGCTACACGATGAATTTGGTTTTGGTGAAAAGCGTTGCCAGAGATTCCGAACCGGTCTTGATAGAGCAGCAGACTACATTAATGATGGGCTTGCCGAATGGGTTGATTATGTTCAAAGCATCAAAGATGAATTAAACATTGAATTGGTTGAACCAGGTAAGAGATACGGATCATAAAAATAGGAGATGTAATGATATGGCAGAAAATTGCAATGAATGCAGTATCGCATGGATACGAGGAAGTGATTATGCAGAGGTATCGGCGTACAACGGAAGTACTTTAAAGAATCGAACACTTAAACTGAAAGAAGAAAACCCGGGAGATGTGAAGATTATCGCAATTAACAAAGATGGCTCGATTTTCGCTCATGTTCCGAGAAAATACGTGCCAAATTTACGAGCCCCAAGAAAGTTGACAGAAGAGCAGAGAGCAGAGCTGATTGAACGTGGTAAGTATATGTCGAGAAGCAAAACAATTGATTGCGAAGAATCGTCAGATTTCGATTCTGACGATGATAACGAGGAAATGTTCACGCTTTAATGAAAGATGGCATAAAGAGAACAAATGAACAACTCAAATCCTTACGGATTAAAACCCACGTAGCGGACGAATTTGATTTGCATGTTGGAAAAAGAATCAAATACGTAGAACGTGGCGAATACGGGAAAGAACATATCTACGAGGTAAAACAGCTTTTTCCACATTGCGTTTTACTAGAAGATATTTATGATCACACAAGAATTTGCCCTTGTTACAGTAAATTAAGTTTGATGTTAAGAGGGATTGAATAAGAATCTGGTTAAGAAGATGGGAGTATAGATGACTAAAAGAAAGGAATAACACTTATCCTCGTGAAACGAGGTTCCACCTAATCAGAATAGGTTGGGTAAAATTTGATAAATGCTAAACTGGAATGCCTTGGTTCTCCTGCATAGCGCAGAACAGACTAACGGTCAGAGGTAATAACTCCCAAGGCTATAAAGCAGATTGTAAAATTGCCATACGGATATTTGTAGTATGGCGTGTGAAAGAATTAATCGAAAAATCCATAGATAGATTGAAGCTGGCAAGTGATATTTCGCTAAAGCATTATAATAAACCACTTGTATGTGAGTATTCCGGTGGAAAGGATTCGGATGTACTTCTGAAGTTATTCAGAATGTCTGGAATCCCTTTCGAAGTACACAACTCACATACCACTGTTGATGCTCCACAGACAGTAAGACATATCAAAAATGTGTTTTCTGAATTGGCGAGTAAAAGTATTAAATGTGAGATTGACTATCATGTGCAGGAAAACGGCAACCGTCTTACAATGTGGAATCTCATTCCTAGAAAGCTAATGCCGCCTACTAGAATCGTTCGGTATTGCTGTTCAGAACTGAAAGAGGGCGGTAATCCCAACAGAATGATTGCAACAGGCGTTAGATGGTCTGAAAGCAGTAAGAGAAGCAACAGAAGCCCATTTGAAGTGCTAGGACAGACGGCAAGCAAAAGCATCGGTGTTTCTGATGAGAAAATGCTTATCACTGACAATGATAATACTAGAAGACTGTTTGAAAATTGCCAGATGAAAGCAAAAACGTTAGTCAACCCAATTATTGATTGGACAGATCAAAATATCTGGCAATTCATTGGTGAGAAAGATGTTCAGGTATGTGAACTGTATCAATGTGGATATGATCGGTTAGGTTGCTTAGGCTGTCCGCTTGCATCAAAGAAGCAGAGGGAAAAGGAAATGTATGATTTTCCAAAGTACAAGCAAGCCTACATACATTCTTTTGATAGAATGATTGAGGAACGCAAGCGGCGTGGGAAAGATACAAAGTGGAATTGCGGCGAAGAAGTATATCTATGGTGGATGCAAGACAATAATGTAGTTGGTCAGATGGAATTATCTGATTTTATTGAGTATTAAAATCATGGAGGACTGCACAATAGCGTGCCAGTTGCTTACGTGGGGAAAGCGAGGATGGAATGACAGATGCGGAAGAAACAAAACGTCTAAAAGCAAAGAATCTCCGCTATAAAAAGCCAATAGTCCGGGATTTGAACTTGGACAAGATACAAGAGGATTTATGGAACATCATGGAGGAATGTGAAAATATTCGGTGGTATACAGATTCTGATGATGGAAACGATTCTCTCATTAATGCTTTAGATGGAGATGAAGACGAAGCATATGAATTCAAAATGGCGTTTGCGGATTTGTGTGCCGAATGCGAAAGAATGCAAGAGGATTTGCAGGAAGAATGGATTCCGAGTTGCTTTGATATATTTTTTGTGGCAGCAGGCGCAGGAGAAAGCTTTGGAGGATTGCTTGGCTGGGATTCCTTTGAAGGAGACTATTTCGGAATCAACAGCTCAGATACTTGGGCTGAGGACGAAGCAAAGAAGAAATTGAAAACAATGACAAAGGATGAATTGGTAGCAGCGGTCAGACAGTGCTTTAAGGTTTACCAGTCGTATATAGGACTACGAAATCGTTACGATTCCATGAAAGCGGCTATAGATATTCTGAGAGATCAGAACACTGGATTTTTGCAAACTATTAAGGAAATCGAGCGATTGTATGAAGCGGCGAGCAAAAAGCAAGGCATAACTGCTAAATACAGTATGGAGTGGAAAGAATTTGAAAGATATACTGATGCGCTTCCACAAGAAGCGTGGATTGCGTGAAGAGGATGTATAATGACAGAGCAGGAAAAGAAGGAACTTCTGGATGAACTGGAAAAACGTATGGACGAAAAATACAAAGGTTGTCTTACCAGAGAAGATGTTGCGACCACGTTAAAAGCACCGAGAGAAAAGTGGTTCAGAGACAACAATGGGAACGGAAGATATTCTCTGATGGCGGATGCTTTTGATTCCACCATTATTTCGTGGCAGGTCTGGGAAACAATCAGAAAGTTGACTTGTGTTATCTGCGGTAAGCAGTATGTTAGACAGCTTGCAAATGTAGAGAATGCGGATGAGGTTGCAGAGAAACTTTGCCAGTTTGTTTATGATTTGAAGATGGATTTTAAGAAACAGGAGGACGCAAAATGAAATTATATTTCTACATTTTAGACAGCGACAGAAAAACAGATGAATGGAATCTTCGTCTTGAAGAATGTGAAGTAATAGAAAAGCCGAAGACATATAAACCAGTAACTAAATTCCCTGACGGAATCTACGCTTCGTTTATAAAAAAAGAATCAATAGGCAATTTCATTAGCGAATACAGCAAAGTGGTTGTACTATATGCACCTAATTATGAAAAAGCAAAGGAAATATTTTTAAAAAAATACGATAATGAATTAAACACGCTAAGAAAAAGAATTAATTTCTATGAGCAACTTAAATCTGCGATCGAAGATTACAAGGAGGACACAAAATGTTAATCAGAAGTCAGGATAAAAGCCGATTGATCAATCTTAACAATACACGAGAGCTGCGATTCTGGGAATGCGCACAAGAGTTTAATATAACGGATTGCGTGTGCCCAATTGGCCATTATTCCACCAAAGCAAAAGCCATGAAAGTACTGGATATGATTCAGGAAGCCTATGTAAATGGACATATTGATTATCAGATACCAGAGGATTCGGAGGTGGAAGTATGAAGTACAGAAAGAAACCAGTTGTAATTGACGCAATACAGTGGACTGGTACAAATCATCGAGAAATGTTCGATTTCCTGACAAATGGCAATTGTCCGAAGGAGTATATGACATCTGATTTCCCGATTGTATCTGATAACTTCTATATCGACAAATGGAAGGTTCCGGGCGGACTGGTTATTAAGACACTTGAGGGCGAACATCTGGCGAATATTGGTGATTATATCATCCGCGGTGTTTGCGGTGAATTTTATCCATGCAAGCCAGATATATTCAGAAAAACTTATGAGGAGGTGGAAGCATGAACAGAGTACGGGTCAGATTAGAACAATACAAAGCTGAGATAGAAGAGAAATCACAGTATAAGCATGAATTTCTAGGGAATGCGCCGTATATTGTAAATACTCTTCTGAACGATCTGGAACAGGACGAGAAAGAAAATGGTTGGATTCCGGTCAGTGAGAAATTGCCGGAATCAAATGATTACATACTGGTATCGTTTGAGAATTACGCCTTGCCAAGTATTGGACGGTATGAAGCTGATGAAGATGGAGGAGGCGCTTTTTACCCTGGTGATAAGGATAGAAGCTATGCATCATTTGGTGCGTTTGTCAACGCATGGCGGCCACTTCCGGAACCATATAAGGAGGACTAAATGGGAAGATGTAAATTAGAATGTCCGGACGGTGAAGCAGAATGCTGCATTTGCTGCGAGAAACAGGATTCCTGCCAGTGCAGATGTGATGAGATGGACAGTTATGAATATGCGGAGGAGTGTGAAGATTATATCGCAGAGGGAGGGAATAATGAATAAATATTTTGCATTAGTTTTAAGCATTGCAAATGCTGCATGCATTGTTGTGAATATAATCAATCAGAAGTGGGATGTTATGACACTTAATATTATAGCATGCGTGATATGTATTGCTAATTTTATAGTAAATGATTGAAAAGTGGAGGAGTGCGAAGAATATGAGGTTGATTGATGCTGATAAATTAAAAGAAGTTATTGAAAAAGAAAAAGACGATAATGATTATACGTGCAGATTATGTATGGAATCAACTAAAGAGATTATTGACGAACAGCCGACAGCTTTTGATGTGGACAAGGTTGTGGAGCAGATGGAACAAAGAGAAGCAAATTTTGATTGTAAATCATGTAAATACAATGATGGTGAAAACACAATATGTAGTGAAGATTGTTCAGATGCACTTATTGATGATTTACTGGAAATTGTGAAAGGTGGTGGAATCAGATGAGTAAAGGTAAAGACATTTCGACTATGTTTACAAGAGAAGAAAATAAAAAGAACGGAAGACTTGGGTATTATAATGCTACCAGAGAGAAGAAAGATGTTATCAGCCCTGCACAGTACGGAGCATTCTTGCAGAAAAGAGGTAAGAGAAGATGAGTAAATCAGTATTAGTGATGGAAACACCAGAAGATTGTGAATCATGTGTTTTACACGGTGGAATATTCCATTCTTTTTGTAAAATAAATTG